CCTTTCACTAAAGTCAAAGGTGATGCGAACACACACCGATGGCAGATGAGACAAGTATTAGATGAGATGTTTGGAGAAACTCATTACGCTAAGAATAAAGAAAAAAGAATTTCATCTTTTTTAGCAACTGACCCAACATGGTTATTCTTGTTGGATGGATATAAAAACATATACGCACAACCCCCACAAAATTGAGGTAAATAATGGCAACATTTGAAATTAAAGTATGGAACCCAGTCAACCAAGAAGAACGAGTAATGGTGTATGACAGTTCTGTTAGCACATTAAAGTGGCAAGATGGAACTCATATTCTAAATGGTACGGTAACTTCCCCACCAGTCGATGAGCCTGCAAAGATAGAACACTCTAAGAAAGGTCTAAAGACAATTAAAGTCCAGCTAGGGCTTTCTTGCAACTTTGAGTGTGACTATTGTTCTCAAAGATTCGTACCACACGCAGATTCAACTAACCCAGATGATGTTCTACCATTTGTACAAAATATGTCTACTTGGTATCAAGGTGGCGATGATGGTCAGGGTCTAGGGACACACTTCGAGTTTTGGGGTGGAGAACCATTTGTTTACTGGAAAACAATGAAACCTCTGGTTGAAGCGATCGTAGAAAAATATCCAAACTCAACTCGATCAGTTATCACTAACGGTAGTTTGTTAGACATGGATAAGATTGAGTGGCTGAACAAACATGGCTTCTGGATTGGGTTTTCTCATGATGGTCCAGGGCAACATGTTCGTGGTCCAGATCCTTTAGAAGACGAAAAATCTAAAGAAGCTATTCTTCAAGCATATAAGATTCTCGCTCCTCAAAACAAGTTTTCATTCAATGCAATGATCAACAATAAGAATGTTAGTAGAGGAGACATTGAAAGTTATTTCCTCAATTTTATTAGAGAAAATCTAGGCGATGAATGGACCAAGTATGTTTGCATCGGAGAAGGTGGTTTCGTAGACGCATACGACGAAGGTGGTATGACAAACTCTCTACAAGACGAAGAAGAGGAAATCAAATTTAGAAACTTAGCTTATAATGAACTTAGGGAAACTAAGGTCACTCGTTTCATGGCAGTTCACGATAAAGTTAAAGGGTTCTTGAACGGTATCTATTCTGGAAGAAGAATAGAATCATTACCGCAAAAGTGTGGTATGGACAAGTCAGATTCTATGGCGGTAGACTTAAATGGAAACGTATTGACCTGCCAGAACGTAAGTGCTGTCTCTAACAATCCAGCTGGTGTTTCGCATAAAATTGGCCATGTCTCTGACCTAGAAGCTGTTAGATTAGATACTTCTACTCACTGGAAAGATAGAGAAGAATGTCCTAAATGTCCAGTTATTCATATCTGTAAAGGCGCTTGTATGTTCCTTTCTGGAGATCTCTGGGAGGCTTCTTGCAATAACGCATATAGCGATAACATCGTAGTGTTTGCGACAGCAATTGAATCAGCTACTGGATTCGTCCCGATGTACATCGATGGTCCTCTGCGACAGGACAGAAAAGACATTTTCTGGTGGGTTAATGGTAAGCCAGAGAAGACTAGAAAAGCTAAAAAAATAATCCCTATTATTGCAGCGTAATTACAAATCTCCTCGTTTATAAATAAGATGATAAGAATCATTTTAGGATTGAACGATGGCGACAATTAGTAATCTTTTCGTAGATGCAGGGGCAAATTATAGTAATATCATCACCGTTGCTGCTACTAACGGACAACCACTAAATCTAACAGGTTATACGGTTAAATCTCAGATGAGAAAATCGTATAGCTCATCTGTAGCCTACAATTTCACAGCATCAGTCTATGACGCTAATGCTGGTAAAGTTCGCCTCCAACTCGATTCCGACCAGTCTTCAGCTATTCCAGCTGGACGCTGGCTATACGACGTAGAAATCACATCACAATCTGGCACAAAAACCAGAGTTGTCGAGGGTATCGTAACAGTTAACCCACAAATAACGCAGATTTAATATGGCAGATACAATCGCTATTGTACAACCCGATGAAGCACTTCAGGTAGCAGTCTCTGAGGGTGTTCTTACACTTTCTTCATCAAATGTGGCTAACCCTTCTGTAGTCGAATCAATGTCTAATATTGCAGACGTTGATACAACAGTTAAGGCTAATGGGTCTATTTTGGTATACAAAACAATAACAAACAAGTGGACATCCACAACCACCTTAGATGCACAGAACATGGAAGGTGGAGAATTTTAATGGAGAAATAAAAGATGGCATCTATTATTAGAATTAAGCGTTCTAGCACATCTGGTAACCCAAGTACACTGGGTGCTGGTGAGTTAGCGTATTCAGCCTTAACTGACAATGGTTCAAACGGCGGTGATCGTCTATACATTGGTATGGGCACAGAGACTAGCGGCAACGCAGTCAATCACGTCGTTATCGGTGGTAAGTTTTTCACCGATATGTTGGACCACAACAAAGGTACATTAACAGCAAACTCTGCTATCATTACTGATTCAGATAGCAAGATTGATAACCTATTAGTCGATAACCTACAATTAAACGGTAGCACATTAAGCACTACAAATACCAACGGTGATTTGAACATCACTCCAAATGGTACTGGTAAGTTAGTTCTTACAAACACTTACATTGGTGATACAAGCACAACTCTTGCTGAGTACATCCAAGACGTTTCTGGTGGTGCTATCGCAGATAGTGATGAAATTGATGCTACTTACGATGACGGTGCTGGTACTACTTCACTAGCACTTAAGACTACTGGCGTTATTGCTGGTTCTTACGGTTCTTCTACTAGTATCCCAACATTCACAGTTGATAGCAAAGGTCGTTTGACTGCTGCTGGTACAGCTTCTCTAGCTACAAGTCTAGGACTAGCTGCAGATACTGGTACTGATTCTATTGCCCTTCTGACTGATACATTATCTGTCATTGGTGGTGAAGGTATTGATACATCAGTTAGCAATAATACTATCACTATCTCTGCTGAACTTGCAACTGACACTAATCGTGGTGTTGCGACTTTCAATACTGCTAGCTTTACTGTTACTGGTGGTGATGTTACAATCAAATCTGGTGGTGTTACAAACACACAGTTGGTTAACTCTAGCGTAACATTCGGTACTACTACTGTTGCTCTTGGTGCCACTTCTACTTCTCTAGCTGGCATCACAGAACTTACTGTTGATAATATCAATATCAATGGTAACACTATTAGTTCTACTGATACAGATGGTGACATCGTTATCAGCCCTAATGGTGATGGTAATATTAATGCATCTTCTTCTAGAATCACTAATGTCGCAGAACCTGTCGCTGACTCTGATGCAGCTACAAAATACTACGTAGACGCTGCTCGTTCTGGTTTAGATGTTAAACAGTCTGTTAAGGTTGCTACTAATGCAAATATCACGCTAAGCAATACACAGACTATTGATGATGTTGCACTTTCTGTTGGTGATCGTGTTCTTGTTAAAGACCAAACTGTAAAATCCCAAAATGGTATCTATGTAGTCGCTTCTGGTTCTTGGACTCGTGCGACTGATGCCGACAACAATCCAGGCGGTGAAGTCACTTCTGGTATGTTCTGTTTCGTTGAACAAGGTACAGTTAACAGCGATTGTGGTTTTGTTCTAACAACTAATGACCCAATCACTCTCGGTACAACTGCTCTCGATTTTGCGCTATTCTCTGCCTCTGGAACTTTAATTGCAGGTAATGGTCTTTCTAAGAACGGTTATACATTAGAGGTTAATGTAGCGCCACTTGGTGGCATTGAGATCTCTGCAGATAATCTACAGTTGAAGTCTACTGTTGCGGGTGATGGTTTATCTATTACTGATGGTGTATTATCTGTTGGCGGTACTGCAGATCGTATCACTATTAATTCAAACACAGTAGATATTGCATCCACATATGTTGGTCAAACATCTATCACCACACTCGGTACTATTAATACTGGTGTATGGCAAGGCACTATTGTTGATCCTATTTACGGTGGTACTGGTGTAAATAACGGTTCTAATACACTGACTTTAGGTGGTAATTTAACTACTGCTGGTGCTTATAATACAACTTTAACTGTTACAGCTAATACTAGCTTAACACTACCAACTTCAGGCACTTTAGCGACTTTAACTGGAACTGAATCCCTAAGCAACAAGACGATTACATCTTCTTCTTTCGCTGGTTCTGTTGCTGCTACAACACTATCTGCCTCTGGATTAGTAACATTCACTAATACAACTGACGCTGGTCCTCTTGGAACTGCAGCTGTTGTTCTATCTGGTGGTTTATCTGTAGCTAAGAAAGTATATGTTGGAACTGACCTTATCGGTTCTGGCGCTGCAGACTCTAACATCGATGGATTTAACATCGATGGCGGTACATACTAAGACTAAATAAACTTAGTTCGCTGGGGTTTTTACCCCAGCTTTAACCTTTTTAGGAAGATGAATGAGTAATCAAATCATACTCAAAAAGTCATCAGTTGGCGCAAAAGTCCCAACTACTAGTGACTTAGTATACGGTGAGTTAGCATTAAACTATGCTGATGGTAAACTGTATTTCAAAGATTCTTCCAACACAATTCAACATCTCGGTTCTTCTACTGCAACTGAGACTCTGTCGAATAAAACCCTCACCTCCCCCACTCTCACATCAGCTTCACTAACTTCTGCAACTGCAACGAATTTAACTCTTGCGGGTACATTAACCGCAAATTCATCTGATGGTACTACGGGGCAACACCTTATCTCTACTGGTACTGGTGTTCAGTGGGAAGATAATAAATTAGTGAACCTAGAAGATATTAACTTATCTTCTCCTCAAACTCAACAGGTTCTAACCTTCAACGGCACACAGTGGGTTAACGCTGACTCAAATGCTGTTGTTGCATCAGCAGTTTTCGCTTCATCACAGTATGATATGGGTCAGGTGTCTGATTCAGTGCTTACTGTTATGGAAGACGAAGGTCTTGTCACAGAACAGACCAACAACATCTATGACTTAGGTGTATTGAGCTTTACGGGTATTATCTCGTTGAACAACATTGACCAATCAGTCAAATCAGACTATCTTGGTTACTCTATTATTTTCGGATTCTAAGGATATACAATGGCACGTCAGTTAATTGAAAAATACATATTTGAACCAAACGAGGCAGGGGCTGGTATCGTTAAATTTCCAGGAAAGGTTGATCTGACTCAACTCCTGATTATTGCGAACAAGACTCAACAAACAAACATCTATGCGATCGGTGACCCTACAAAGAATGGTTCTATCGTATACGATCCGAGTGACACTACTACATTCTACTCAGAACAGCCTGGAGTTTCAACTGTAACTATTGCAGCTGACACTGCGTCAATGTTATCGACAGATAAACTGGCTATCTATACTGATGCTCCAAAACAAATCGGTAACATTGTTCGCCCATACGCTTTCGGTGTTGATGCTATTGAGCGTATGCGTGTTGCTCAACCACAGTCATTAATTGATGCTGACTTTGAATATGGATTACAACCAACAAAGTGGCAGAACTATTCTGACATCCGTGGAATTCCAGGTATTTACGAAAAACCAGGTCTTGACTTGTTCATGACTGGTATCACCTCAGATGGTGGTAACCCATCTGTTATGACTGTTACTTGTTCACAACCACATGGTCTTTCTGTCGCACAACCTGTTATTATCTTCGGTTGTGCTGGTGTATCAAACGCTGCTCGTGCAGAAGGTGCTTTCGTTGTTGCGACTGTTCCAGATTCAACATCCTTCACATTCTTCGCTAAAGGTATTGTTGGTGTTAACGGCACTTCTGTTTATAACCAATCAACATATGCTCGTCGTGGTGGTTTCTACGCTGGCGCAGACCTACCAATCACTGGATATGTTTCTGATACAGTATCTCCATCTAAGATTACAGTAACGTGTTCTGCACCACACGGTCTAGTTCCAGGTGCTCCTATTGTTAACACAGTTACTTCTACTGGAACAAACCATACATTGATGAATGGTAACTTCTTCGTTGAGACTGTTCCAACTGCAACTACATTTACATTCACTGCTCGAGTTGGTGGTGCGGTAGCAAACTCTGGTATCGTCGCTAAGACTTACACTCGTTCAGATGCTTATGTTCAACATAGACCATTTGACGGTGGTGTTAACATCGGCACGTTCTTACCATCTCACGGAGCCTCTGTCTCTCGTCAGACTAAGAAATATATGCGTTACCAGTCGGGTAAGGGTATTCTTTGGACTTCTGGTGTTTTGTTTAACCCAGTTATTAACCTAGACCAAATCTCTGCCAGCGCAATAGAAGTCGGTTCTGTTATCACAGTTTCCACTGAGATCGACCATGGTCTTCAAATCGGTGCGACTGTTCAGATCTCTGGTGTCGTTACTTCAGGTTACAATGGCACTTACGGTGTTACTGGCGTAGTGAACGAATCTACATTCACTGTTGCTGCCGTTAATGAACTTGGTGCGACTGCTGCTATTATTACAAACCTTCCACGTGTAACAGTTAAGAACTGGATTGGCGCTTGCACACGTTGCGGTCCATTTGATGATCAAAACGGATTATTCTGGGAATTTGATGGACAAGAACTTGCTGTAGTTAAGCGTTCTGCAACTTATCAGCTATCTGGTTTCGTTTCTGTTACTGCAGGATCTCAGTTACTAACTGGTACATCTTGTCGTTTCACTCAACAATTAAAAGTTGGTGACACTATCGTTATTCGTGGTATGACTTATCGTGTAGGTTCTATTACTGACGATAACACCATGTCTATTAACCCAGAATATCGTGGTGTTAATAACGCATCAGGTATCAAGATCGCTCAAGTTATCGACCAACGCATTCCACAATCTCAGTTCAATATTGACAAGATTGATGGTACTGGTATTTCTGGCTATAACATTAACCTAAACAAGATGCAGATGCTTGGTATCTCATTCTCTTGGTATGGTGCAGGTTTCATTGACTTTATGTGTCGTGGTGGTGATGGTAATATGATTCTTGTTCATCGCATGAAACAAAACAACGTGAACGATGAAGCGTATATGCGTACAGGTAACTCTGCTGTTCGTTATCAAGCTATTAATGAATCCGCTCGTGATCGCCTAGCAGAATCTCTTGATAACACACAAACAACTATTCCATTAGTTAATGCTTCTCGTTTCCCTGCCACTGGAGGTACTGTTCTAGTTGGAACTGAGGTTATCACGTATACTGGTAAGTCAGATAACACATTGACTGGATGCACTCGTGGTGCGGCATTTACAATGTTCGTAGGCGGTTCTAACAAAACATTCTCTGGAGCTTCTGCAAGCGTACACTCAGTTGGTAACGGATATACAGCAGTAACATTGATTAGCTGTACATGTTCTCCAATTGTTAACCACTGGGGTTCATCTTACATTATTGATGGTAATTTTGATTCAGATCGTGGATACTACTTTAACTACGCTGGTATTGCAAACGCAATTCCTGCGAATACTGCTGAGACGCAGTTCTTCTTGCGTTTAGCTCCATCTGTTTCAAACTCAATCGCTGGTGCGTTCGGTGATCGTGACTTGATTAACCGTTCTCAGTTGTTGCTACAGAAACTTCAAGTACAAGCTGACCAGTCTGTACAGGTTTATGGTATCTTGAATCCAGGTAACATAGATGCGTCATCATTAACATGGCAGTCAGTTAACACTGCTGCTCTTGGTTCTCAACCTTCTTTTGCTCAGATTTCTACAAGTACAACTACTGCAGCAACTCCAGGTGAGCAAAACTTCTCAACTCTTGGTCAACCAAATGGTTTCGCTGAGATTGACTTATCACAATTGAAGGAATTGACAAACTCTGCTATTGGTGGTTATTCTAACTATCCAGATGGACCAGACGTTTTAGCAGTTGTTGTTAAGAACCTTTCTACTACAAATACAGCAACTGTTTCAGTCAACTTATTCTGGTCTGAAGCACAAGCCTAAATATATCGAATTAGAGGAAAACTATGTCAACACAAGTACAATTTAGACGAGGTACAACAACGCAGAACAATGCGTTCACTGGCGCAGCTGGTGAGATTTCCGTTGACACCGATCTTAAAACGATTCGTCTACACGATGGCACTACCGCTGGTGGTGGTGCCACCATGCTTAACAACATCTCTAGCCAGACAGCTCTAAACAAAACATTTAGTACTGGATCTTCATGGCAGGGTAACGCTGTTGGTCTTGGATACGGTGGTACTGGTTCTTCTCTAACAGCAGCAGCTGGTGCTGTCCCATATTCTACTGCTAATGGTTTAGCATTAAACTCTCCAGGGACATCTGGTCAGATTTTAGTTTCTGGTGGTACTGGCGCTCCGACTTGGGTTGCTGCTTCTAGTATTTCTGCTGGTACATCTACTTTGGCAACTACTGCGACTAACATCGCTGGTGGTTCTGCTGGTCAGTTGGTCATTCAGTCTGACACTAGCTTGTCTACTTTCATTACAGCTGGCGCTTCTGGCACGTTCTTGCGTTCTGCTGGTGCTGGTTATGCTCCTACTTGGGCGACTGCCGACGTTACAATCGGTTCTACAGTTATTGACCTTGGTAGCGGAACTACTTCTTTAGTTGGTTTGGACATTCTTGCTGCTACTGGAACTAGCCACTGGAAATTACCAGTTGGAACTTCTTTACAGCGTCCAGGTTCTCCTGCGACTGGTATGGTTCGTTACAATACGACTATCTCTTCATTTGAAGGATATTCTTCTGGCGCATGGGCATCTTTGGGTGGTGTGACTTCTGTTGATAAACTAACATACATCTTAGCAGAAACTTCTGCTGGTGCTTCTAACGGCGAATTAGAATTTTACGTTGAAGACTCTGCAGGCACTGGTTCTACTAAAGCAATGGGTATCACCCATGACGGTGTTGTCATTGCAGGTAACTTAACTGTTAATGGTACAACAACTACTCTAAACAGCACAACTTATGAAATTGACGATCCATTAATCTACATCGGTGCGGGTAACCAAGGTAACTCTGCAGATATCGGCGTCGTAGGTCACTTTAATCCAGGAACTTACCAACACACTGGTTTAGTTCGTGATGCATCAGATGGTGTTTGGAAACTATTTTCTGGTGTAACTACAGAGCCTACAACTACTATTGATTTTAGTGCTGCTGTATATGATCCAATTAAGGTTGGTACTGTATATTCATCTTCACTAGATGACTCTATTCGAACACAACAAACATTTAGTGGAACAACTTCTAGTACTACTGCTACTGCAATATACTCATTCTCAGCGACAACATATCGTTCTGGTAAAATCTCTATTCAGATTACCAACGGCTCTGCTTATAGAATCTTAGAAGTTTTAGTTATCCATGATGGTACTACTGCTACTATCTCTGAAAACTATACTAGAGACGCTGATATTCAGACAGCAAACACTAATACTACAATTACTGCAGATATCTCTGGTGGTAATGTACGAATTTTAGCAACAGCTTCTACTGGTACATCCACTGTAAAAGGTGAAGCGACTATCTTCAAGGTATAATAAATGGCTATTCCAACATCTAGAGAATCTCTAAAACAATACTGCCTAAGAGCACTTGGTGCTCCAGTGTTGGAAATCAACGTTGACGATGATCAATTAGAAGATCGTATTGATGAATGCCTAGATTACTGGCGTCTATATCACTATGATGGTATCGAAGAAGTCTACCTAAAACAACAGATCCGTGCTTCTGAGATCGTTCTAACTACTGCTGTTGCAGACCAATTTGCTCTAGAAGAACATATTACTGGAGCCACTTCTGGAGCCACTGCTACAGTCACTCGTGAGTCACAACGCACTTCTACTGGCACTCTGTTGTTAGTTAAAAATATCGTTGGCACATTCCAAGCTGGAGAAGCTATTCAAGGAACAACAGTTACTGCAACTACTGTTTCTATCACTCCACGTGAATATGATAATCGTTACATCAATATCCCAGACTATGTCTATGGTATTACTGATGTTCTTTCTATCGGTCAAGCCTCTTCTTCTAAGAATATTTTTGACTTACAGTATCAGTTGCGTCTGAACGATTTGTATGACTTAACATCTACATCTATCATTTATTATACTACTGTTATGCAACATCTAGACTTACTGGACTGGACTCTTAACGGTAAGGATAATTTCCGTTTTAATAGACTACAAGATCGTATGTATCTAGATATTAACTGGCAGTCTGATGTAGCCTTCGGTGATTATATTATCATCAAGTGCTACCGTGCCATGGATCCAACACAATGGTCTAAGATCTGGAACGAGGCTTGGTTGAAGCGATATGTTACTGCTCAGTTCAAGAAACAATGGGCAATTAACATTAAGAAGTTTACTGGTATCCAACTTCCAGGTGGTGTTACATTAGATGGCGACAAGTTATACCTAGAAGCCACTACTGAAATCGCTCAGCTAGAAGACGAACTACAAAATAAGTCTGCTCCACTCAACTTTATGATGGGATAAAATGACAACAACTAATGTTTACTTCACGCATGGTACTCGCAATGAGCAGTATCTTGTAGAAGACCTAATCATAGAATCGTTGCGCATGTACGGCAACGAGGTCATGTACATTCCAAGAACATTAGTGTCAAAGGATAACATCCTCGGAGAAGATCGTCTAAGCGAATTTAAGTCTGCATTCCCTATCGAAATGTATTTCGAAAACGTAGATTCATTTGGTGGTCAGGGAGCTTTCATTCAGAAGTTCGGACTTATGGTTGAACAGTCTGCAACTCTAGTAGTTGCTCGTCGTCGCTGGGAACAATTCATTGGTCGTTATGGTGTAACTCAGTTACCGAATCGCCCGAACGAAGGCGACTTAATTTATTTCCCACTATCAAAAGGTTTGTTTGAAATTAAGTTCGTTCAACATCAAGACCCATTCTATCAACTTGGCAAGCTATATGTTTATAAGCTACAAGTTGAATTGTTCCAGTATGCTTCAGAAGCTATAGATACTGGCATCCCAGCTATTGATACATTCGAGTCTCTAAAGACATTCAATACGAATACAACTAGAAACCCGAATGGTGAAATCACTAAGGTAAACATCACAGACGGAGGTTCTGGTTATACCACAGCTTCTGTAAATATTACAAGTGGTACTGGAAGAGGCGCTGTGCTAACACCAGTTATCACAGCAGGTGAAATCACTAGCATTACTATCGAAAATGCAGGCACAGGATACCAGACACCACCACTACTTGATATTATTGGTGATGGAGAAGGTGCATCAGCTACTACTGAAATCCAAGCTAATGTAGATAAGCCAAGTTCTTTTGGCGATAACAATAAGTTCAAAGAAGAAGCTGCATCAGTTATTAACTTTGATGAGGCTAACCCATTCGGTGAGATCCAATAATGCTTAACGGAAATGTATACTACCACGGAATTATCCGCAAGAGCATAGTTGCTTTTGGGCGTCTCTTCAGCGACATCTATATCGATCGTAAAGTTGGCGACTCTGTTAACGGAACAACTGCACAACGTGTTCAAGTACCACTTGCATATGCTCCAAAAGAAAAGTGGATTGTTCGCCTAGAGCAAGACCCTAATCTAGAGAACAACACATACACGACTTTACCAAGAATGTCTTTTGAGATTACTGGGTATCGTTATGATGCTGCACGTAAAACTAATCGTATGCAACAGATTAAGTCTGGCACTGGATCGAATCAGCCGACTGTTTATACTCCAGTACCATATACACTAGATCTTTCTTTGTATATCCTAACTAAGACACAGGAAGATGGGTTACAGGTAATCGAACAGATCCTACCTACATTCACCCCAGAATACACTCTAACTATTAACACTATCCCAGATATGGGTATTCAGAACGATGTACCTATTGTTCTGACTAGTGTTCAGGTAGAAGACGAATACGATGGAGCATTTCAAGATCGTCGTTTCGTAACACATACATTGAACTTTGAAATGAAGTTGAATTTATTTGGTCCAGTTTCCGATAGAAATGTTATTACTCAAGTTAATGCTAACATCGGACAGAATGAGAACTTTGACAACCCGAATAGATCTTATGTCGCAACTGGTGATACAACTACAGCAACAGTTTCCAGTGAAGACTGGTTAAACAACTTTTAATGGCAGAAAATTATAATTCGAATGCAAACTTAAAGGCAGCTGGGGTTCAGGTACAGTTTACACCTGAGCAGGTTCAAGAGTATATTAAATGCTCTCAAGATCCTATCTACTTTATTGAAAATTATTGCTATATTGTTTCTCTTGACCATGGCTTGATTAAGTTCGCCTTATATGACTGTCAGAAAAACAAGATCAATGTCATCCATAATAACCGTCGTGTTATTCTTATGGAAGGACGTCAACAGGGTAAGACGACAACGTCTGCTGCCTACATTCTTTGGTACACTCTATTCCAATCAAATAAGAACGTAGCTATCTTGGCTAACAAAGCCACTGCTGCTCGTGAAGTTTTGGATCGTTATCAGACTATGTACGAGGCTCTTCCAATGTGGCTCCAACAAGGTGTTACAACTTGGAACAAGGGTGACATCGAATTAGAGAACGGCTCTAAGGTATTTACTGCAGCGACATCTGCCTCTGGTATTCGTGGTAAGTCTGTAAACTTATTGTACGTTGACGAAGCTGCGATTATTCCAAACACTGTTGCTGAACAGTTCTTCACTTCTGTTTACCCTACTATTTCTGCGGGTCAAACAACAAAGATTCTTCTATCTTCTACACCACTCGGTTACAACCACTTCTGGAAATTCTGGAATGATGCTGAGAATGGTCGTAATGGATTCGTGCCATTATTCATTCCTTACTGGGAAATTCCAGGTCGTGATGAGAAGTGGGCTGCTGAGCAGAAAGCTATGCTTGGTGAACTCAAGTATAACCAAGAGGTTGTATGTAAGTTCTTGGGTTCTAGCTTAACATTAGTAAACGCTGATGTTATCGCTAAGATGTCTGTAGACCCAATCATCTATCAGAAAGATGGTCTAGACATTTATACTCGCCCTTCTGCTGGGCATACATATTGTATTATTGCTGACGTCGCTAAGGGTGTTGGTGGAGACCACTCTGCCTTCCAAATTATCGACATCACAGAAGTGCCTTACCGTATTGTCGGTAAGTATAGAAATAATGAGATTAGTCCTCTCTTGTATCCTAACGTGTTATACAAAGTTGGTAAGGAATACAACGAGGCTTATATCTTAATTGAAACTAACATTAGTGAACAGGTTGCTCACATCCTTTATAGTGAACTCGAATATGAGAACATTTTAATGGTGAACCGTCATACTAATGGACAGTATATCGGTGGTGGCTTCGGTGGAGGTAAGACTCAGCTGGGTGTTAATACTGATAAGAAGGTCAAACGCATTGGATGTCACAACTTCAAGGCGATGGTCGAAGAAAATAAGCTGATTGTCAACGATGCTGACACGATCTCCGAGATCTCTACTTTTATTGAGGTTAAAGGTTCATATGCAGCAGACGAAGGTTATCACGATGATTTGGTAATGCCGTTGGTTCTCTTTGGTTGGGTTACAACTCAGCCTTATTTCAAAGAGCTAAATAATGTAAACCTCCGAGAAATTATGTATAAGAAACAGATGCAAGCTATCGAAGAGGAACTGACGCCATTCGGATTCTATGATAATGGGGACGGCGATGCTGAGCCTTTGAATTTCTGAGTTGAAAACTTGTAAAAACTAAATAAAATGTAGACACGATTTTCTGTCTAAAGTAAAACTTATTAACAAGGAGAATTACAATGCCTTTCCAATTATCTCCAGGCGTTGCAGTCGTAGAAAAAGATTTTTCATCAATCGTTCCAGCCGTGTCTAGCTCACGTGGAGCTTTTGCTGGTGCGTTTGCATGGGGTCCAGTTTTGGCTCCTACATCTGTTACTTCCGAGAACGAATTAGTTCGTATCTTCGGCAAGCCACAAGACGCTAATGCCCAAGCCTTTTTTACTGCAGCGAACTTCCTGTCTTATACTAACAGCCTTTTAATCAGCCGTGCTGACACTGGCACTCAACGCAATGCTGTTGCTATCCAAACTGGTACAGTTACTGGTATTGCTATAAACGTAGCAGGTTCTGGTTATACTTCTGTTCCCGCTGTATCATTATCTGCCCCACAAGACCCAAACGGTGTTCAAGCTACTGCTACTGCTCGTCTTTCTGGTGGTGGTGTTACTGGTGTCACAGTTTCTAGCGGTGGTTCTGGGTATACAACTGGTTCTACAGTTACATTCTCTGCACCACAAGTTGCTGGTGGCGTAGCTGCTACAGCTGAGGTTGAAGTTTCTGGTGGCGTTATCACTTCTGTTGTTATTTTGACTGCTGGTTCTGGGTATACATCTGCTCCAACTGTTACTATTTCTGGTGGATCTGGTTTTACTGCTGGTACTATCACAATTTCTAACTCTAGTATCACTGGTTTCACCATCACCAATGCTGGTACTGGCTACTCATCTGCTCCAGAAATAACTATTGCAGCACCACCATCTGGCATTACTGCTACTGCTACTGCAAATATTACAGTTGGTGGTATTAAGATTAATAACACAGATGATTATTTGGCATCGTTTTCTCATGGAGAAGGTGTTAGTGGTGAATGGGCTGCACGTTTCCCAGGTTCTCTAGGAAACTCATTAAAAGTTTCTATGGCAGATTCTGCTTCTTTCGCAGCATGGACTTATAAAGCTAATTTTGATTCTGCGCCAAGCACATCAACATACACAGCAGCCCTTAATGGTTCTGATGACGAACTACACGTTGTAGTTGTTGATGAAGATGGTTTGTGGACTGGCACACCAGGAACTGTTCTAGAAAAGTTCGCATTCGTTTCTAAGGCTTCTGATTGCAAGAAGTCTGATGGTACAAACAATTATTACAAAGATGCTATTAATAATGGTTCTCAGTATATCTACTGGTTGGACCACAATTTGAGCATTGAGAACTGGGGTGATACTGCCGCTGGCACATCATTCGATACAATCGACACAGCAGTTTCTCGTTCTCTTTCTGGTGGTGTTGATAACTTATCAGCTACTGATGGACAACTACAGACAGCATACTCATTGTTCGCTGATGATGCTCAATATGACATCTCTTTAATTCCAATGGGTAAGGCTTCTACTACTGTTGTTAACTATGTTATCAGCAACGTAGCTGAAGTTCGTTTAGACTGCGTTGTATTCGCTTCTGCCCAAGATACTTCTACTGGTGATCCAATTATCGGTACTGGTTCTGCTGCTACAGACGCAATTGTAGAATACCGTGATGCTCTACCAAGCACTTCTTACGCTGTTCTAGATTCTGGTTACAAGTATCAATATGACCGCTACAACGATAAGTATCGTTGGGTTCCATTGAACGGCGACACTGCTGGTCTATGCGCTCGTACTGATTACACTAACGACCCATGGTTCTCTCCATCTGGTCTAAACCGTGGTCAAATCAAGAACGTAGTTAAGTTGGCGCACAACCCAACTAAAGCAGACCGTGATGTATTATACAAGTCTGGTGTTAACCCAGTTGTTACTTTCCCAGGTGAAGGTACTGTTCTATTCGGTGACAAGACATTGTTGGCTAAGCCATCTGCGTTCGATCGTATCAACGTGCGTCGCTTGTTCATCGTTATGGAAAAGGCTATCGCTACTGCTGCTAAGTATCAATTGTTCGAATTCAACGATCCGTTCACTCGTGCTCAGTTCAAGAACTTGATCGAGCCATTCCTACGTGACATTCAAGGTCGTCGTGGTATTACAGATTTCGCTGTTAAGTGCGATGAGTCTAACAACACTGGTCAAGTAATTGACTCTAACAACTTTGTTGCTGACATCTTCGTTAAGCCAAACCGTTCTATCAACTTTATTACTCTAAACTTCGTAGCTGCTCGTTCTAGCATCAGCTTCACTGAGTTGGGTGCGTAATTAGAGAATAAATAAGAAAGAATAAGGAGAATTAAATGGCAAATATTGCTGATTTTAAGTCACAAATGATTGGTGGGGGCGCTCGCCCTAACCAATTCCGTGCTGAACTAACATTCCCATCGTTCGTTACATTGGGTGCGGTAGCTGGACAACGTGCACAGTTCTTGTGTAAAGCTGCTCAGTTACCAGCGTCAACTATCGAGACTATTCCAGTCTTGTTCAAGGGACGCCCAGTTAACTTCGCTGGTGAGCGTACATTCCAGCCATGGACTGTAACAATTTACAACGATACTACTTTTGGTATCCGTAATGCTTTGGAACAATGGCAATCTGGTATCCAGAACTATGACACTACTAATGGTCGTGTTAATCCTTCTGACTATCAAGTTGACTTGTCTATCCACCAACTAGATCGTAACGGTGCAATCATCAAGACTTATAAGTTCGTTGATGCTTTCCCAACATCTATCGGTGCAATCGGTTTAGATTACGAGCAACAAAATGCAATTGAACAGTTTGATGTAGAGTTTACATACAACTTCTTCACTTCTGCTACTGGTGCTTCTTCTGGCTTCGGTGTTAACGTTAGTGTTGATACTCCAGTTGGTTCTATCCCTCTATAATAAACTGAAGGTTATATAATGCAAATTTTTGGGTTTGAAATAAGCCGTAAAAAAGAGTTGCCAATAGGGAGCGTTGTCTCCCCTACGGCACAGGACGGTGCCACCGTAGTAAACACTGGTATTAATGCTGGTGGGTACTACGGTATGGTTATGGATTTGGATGGGGTCATTAAGAATGAGAATGACCTCCTTCGTCGTTATCGTGAAGTCGCTCAATATAGCGACTGTGATTCAGCTATAGAAGACATTGTAAATGAAGCGATCATTGTTGATGAGAAGGGCAAATCAGTAAACATCAACCTAGATGATGTTCAGATTTCAGAATCCATCAAGAAAAAGATGCGTGATGAGTTCAATAATGTATTGAAACTTATCAAACTAGATGATCGTGGTCACGACATTTTCCGCACATGGTATGTCGATGGTCGTTTGTACTACCAGATCCTTTTGGACGAAAAGAATCCTAAGAATGGTATTGCAGAATTACGTTACATTGATCCACGCAAGATTCGTCGTATCAAGAACGTAATCAAAGAAAGAACACCAAAGGGTGTTGAAGTTATTAAGCAGATCGAAGAGTACTATCTGTTCAATGACAAAGGAATTACGGAACAAACTACGCAGGGTGTTAAACTATCCCTCGACTCAGTAGTTTATGTTCCATCTGGTTATCTAGATGCCAATACAAGTATGATGTTGTCTTACTTGCACAAAGCAATTAAACCAGTAAACCAATTAAAGATGATCGAAGACTCAATGGTCATCTATCGTATTAGTCGTGCCCCTGAGCGTAGAATTTTCTACATTGACGTTGGTAACTTACCTAAGGTTAAAGCCGAACAGTATGTTACAGACATTATGAACAAATTCCGTAATAAGATCGTTTACGATGCTACTACTGGTGAAGTTCGTGATGATCGTAAACATATGTCAATGATGGAAGACTTCTGGATGCCACGTCGTGAAGGTGGTAAGGGTACTGAGATTACTACACTTCCAGGTGGTCAGAATCTCGGCGACATTCAAGATATCGAATACTTCCAGAACAAATTGTTCCACGCATTGAACGTACCTGTTGGTCGTATGCAAGAACAACAAGGGTTCTCAATTGGACGTGCCACTGAAATCTCTCGTGATGAGATAAAGTTCCATAAATTTATTGCACGTCTGCGTAAGCGTTTCGCTAACTTCTTTACTGATGCTTTGCGTGTTCAGCTTATCGCTAAGAACATTATCCGTGCTGACGAATGGGAAGACTTCAAACAAGATATCCGTTACGACTTCGTTGAAGATAACCACTACGCTGAACTAAAGGATAACGAAATCCTTATGGCTCGTCTTGGTGCTCTGCAACAGATCGAACCATACATCGGTAAGTTCTACTCTATGCAGTGGATCAAAGAGAATGTTCTGTTCCAAGATGAAGAACTCATCGAAGAAATGCAGAAACAAATGGACTCTGAAGAAGATTACCATATGGCGAATGCTGAGTTTGATGGTACATTAGCTGCAGTTGGACAAGCTGCTTCTGATAACTATATGGCTTACAATGCTCCACAGATGGATGACAATCAACCACCTGAGCCTGAGCAACAAGATAAACCGAAAGGAAAATGAAATGAGTGAAACAGTTAAACAATTAGTAACAGCTATGTTACAAAAAGATGCAATGGCTACCGAGACTGCATTCCAGTCTGCAATGGCAGAAAAGATCTCCTCTAAACTAGAAGACATGCGCACTAGTGTTGCTCAGTCTATGTTCAAGACTCCAGAAGCTGCAGTTGAGACTGTAGTAGAACAACCAGCTGCAGCTGTAGAAGTGGCTGCAGAATAATATGCGTTACTACGACTTAACCAAACAACTAAGAACAGAAGGTGCTTCGAGCATCCGTTCATATGGCCATCTAATCGAAATGATTGAAGACCAAGTATTGGTTGATGGTGAGTCTACAGAATTTAAGTCTTTGGAAGAAGCAAGACAATACATTAAACAAGAATACACTGCGCAAAAGATAGAAGAACAAGTCTCTAAAGAACTATACGAGGAAATATCAGACGCTAAAGTCGCCAGTATCATTAAAGAATACCACGATGTTAAAGTCACAGATACGCTAATCGAAAACTATATCCAACTTGCTTCTTCCAATATGTTCAGTGTTGACCCAGTTGTTCAAGACATTCGTGCTCTGAATAAACTTGATAGAATTGTTGAAGGTAAACTGCATTATGTGCTTGCTGATGACAGCATTGTAGCAATTAGCGAGCAAACGCAACAACGCCTAAATAACTTATTAGGTAATCAAACAGAGATTATTGAGTACATGAGAGAGTCAAAAGAGAACTTTCTATCTGTGCTTGAACAAATAGAGGAATAAAAATGGCTGTAATTTTCACAACAGTTAAAAATACCAACCAAGAAGTTATCGTACACTTCGATACAGTTGCTGCAGAGAATGGTACATTAGAGTTAGATACACTAGGTGCTTCTACTCAAGCGTTAACTGTTGGAGGTACTCCAACAGTTAACATCGTTAAGTTTGTTTGCAATGGTGCATTAGGTTCTGGTACTCGTATCGTTCGTAGTGATAAGAACATTATTTCTTGCGCTCCAGAAAACGGTATGCATATGGATCTAAACTCCATCGGTATTAGCGATAACACTAACAACACAGCAGATATCGTTGTATATAACGATGTAGCAAAACCAGTAACTGGTTATTTGGTTCTGCGTAAAGTTTCTGGTTGGGATACTAAAGTTGAGACTGCCACATACGGTGCTTACGATGATGAAACTCGTGTTGGTGCTTCTACCACATTGAGCGGTTCTCCAGATAAGGTCTAATATGAAACTAATCAGAGAAACAGTCGAAGAGACAAAACTAATCGTTGAAGAAAAACTAGGTAAGGGTAAGCAATACTTTATCGAAGGTATTTTCCTTCAATCACAACTTAAGAATCGTAACGGTCGTATGTATCCAGAACACACAATGGATCGTGAAGTAGGTCGTTACCTTAAAGAATCTGTTGCCAACAACCGTGCATACGGTGAGCTTGGTCATCCAGATACTCCATCCATTAACTTGGATCGTGTATCTCACTTGATCGTTGACCTTCGCAAAGAAGGTACTAACTGGATCGGTAAAGCAAAGATTTTAGAAACTCCAATGGGTCAAATTGCTAGAGGTCTTCTAGACGGTGGGGCAAACCTTGGTGTTTCTTCAAGAGCCATGGGTTCTCTCAAGATGAATAATGAGGGAATCAATATTGTTCAGGACGACTTCATGTTGTCTACTGCTGCTGATATCGTAGCAGACCCATCTGCCCCAGATGCGTTTGTTCGTGGTATCATGGAGAACAAAGAGTGGATTTTTGTTGATGGAAAGTTTGTGGAACAAAATATCGAAGAGGTAAGATCTTTCGTAAAGAAAACTTCTTCTAGAAACCTAGAGGAAGCAAAGATTCAGGCTTTCCAACACTTTCTGAGTAAAATCAGATAAATAATAAATAAATAACAGAACTATCCAGTTACAGGAGAAAACGATGTCAATCGAACAAAAAATTGCTGAAATTTTGGCAGAATCTAAAAAGTTAAATGAAGCCAAGTTTGCTGGCGCAGAAGGTGGTAGCGACTCTACTACTGGTGGCGCACATGCTGGCGATCAATCAGTTATTCGTCAAGGTGATGCTGTTCCAGCACAATCACCAGCTGCTAATCCAGACAGCGCACGTAACAACGTGGATGATGAGAAACAAGCTGAGAAGGCACCAGTTGGTACATCCAACCCAAAGAATGGTGACCAGTCTCCAGTACGCAAAGGCGCTACTAGCGTTAAAGAAGATATCGACGCACTTATGAATGGTGAAGAGCTTTCTGAAGACTTCAGAACTAAAGCTACTACTATTTTCGAAGCTGCTGTCACTACACGTGTTGCTGAAGAAGTTGCACGTATCGAAGAAGAATTCGAAGCTAAACTTGCCGAGCAAGTTGAGCAGAATACACAGGGAATTGTTGAACAAGTTGATGGATACCTTGGCTATATTGCCGAGCAGTGGATTGCACAGAATGAAATCGCCCTTGAGCGTGGTATGAAGTCTGAAATCATGGAGAGTTTTATCCTTGGTATGAAAGACCTATTCGAAGAGCACTATGTTGAAATTCCAGAAGAGCGTTACGACGTTCTTGGTGAAATGGAAAACACTGTTGCTGAACTCGAAGCAAAACTAAACGAGCAAGTTGAAGCTAATGTAGCTCTTACTAAGAGCCTATCAGAAGCTAAACAAGCTGAGTTGGTTAAGTCTATCTCTGAAGGCTTGACTGATACTGAGACTGAGAAATTCTTGGGCTTGGTTGAAGAATTGTCTTTTGAAGACGTAGCGTCTTTCGAACAAAAGCTAAAGACTATTCGTGAAAACTATTTCACTACTAAAACAATTGCAGAGCAATCTGTAGTTACTGATGCTCCAGTAGAAATGTTGGCGGAAACAGTTGCTGTTAAAGCACTAGATCCAAAAATGTCTGCTTATCTATCAGTTCTCAACAAATAATCAATCCTAAAGGAAAATAAAAATGACAACACGTCAACAATTAATGGAGAAGTGGGCTCCAGTATTGAACCACGAAGGTTCTGCCCCAATTCAAGACAACTACCGTAAGGAAGTTACTGCTGTTCTATTGGAAAACCAAGAACGTGAAATGCAAAAGCAAGCTGAAGCATTGTTCGAAGGCTCTCCAACTAACGGCACTGGTGGTCAAATCGGTACTGTCGGTGGCGGTGCTACTGGTGGTGTTGCTGGTTTCGATCCAGTATTGATCTCTTTGGTTCGCCGTGCGATGCCACAATTGATCGCTTATGATGTTGCTGGTGTTCAACCAATGACTCAACCAACTGGTTTGATCTTCGCTATGAAGTCTCGCTACACTACTCAAAACGGTACTGAAGCATTGTTCAACGAAGTTAACTCTGGTTTCTCTGGTGACGGTACTGACGCTTCTGCTGGTTCTGCTCTAGGCGGTTCTGATGCAGTTGGTCGTGGTATCTCTACTGTGGCTGCTGAGCGTTTGGGTCAAGGCGGTTCTGGTGACGGTTCTTTCGCACAAATGGCATTCTCTATCGAGAAGGCATCTGTTGTTGCTAAGACTCGTGCTTTGAAGGCTGAGTACTCTATCGAATTGGCACAAGACTTGAAATCTGTTCATGGTCTTGACGCTGAAGGTGAATTGAGCAACATCTTGTCTACTGAGATCCTTGCTGAAATCAACCGTGAAGTTATCCGTACAATCTACAACACTTCTAAAGTTGGTGCTGCAGTTGGTACTGCTACTGCTGGTACTTTCGACTTGGACGTTGACTCTAACGGTCGTTGGTCTGTTGAAAAGTTCAAGGGCTTGATGTTCCAAATCGAACGTGAAGCTAACGCTATCGGTCAACAAACTCGTCGTGGTCGTGGTAACATCATCATCACTTCTGCAGACGTTGCTTCTGCATTGGCGATGGCTGGTGTTCTTGACTACAACTCTGGTATCACTGGTAAGAACGCATTGACTGTAGATGACACTTCTACTACTTTCGCTGGTGTTCTAAACGGTAAGTACAAAGTTTATGTTGACCCATATACTTCTAACGTATCTAACAGCCAATTCTTCGTTGTTGGTTACAAGGGTGCTTCTGCATTCGACGCTGGTTTGTTCTACTGCCCATACGTTCCATTGCAAATGGTTCGTGCTGTTGATCCAAACAGCTTCCAACCAAAGATTGGTTTCAAGACTCGTTACGGTCTAGTTGCTAACCCATTCGTTAACTTGGATGACGGCACTTCTGGTCAAGACAACTTGACTGCGAACGCAAACTACTACTACCGCAAAGTTAAAGTTACTAACTTGCTGTAATCAGTTAGAAACCTACTTTAAGATAGGTATTTCAAAGGGGGACTTCGGTCTCCCTTTTTTCATTTCCTAAATAATAACATGGCTACATCTATTCCTTCCAATCTAAATCCTCTATCACCGAATGGGTTTAAGTTTAGTATCACTAAACTACCTGATGTCTCATTCCATTGTCAAGAGGTAAATCTTCCAGGGATTAATCTTGGGGAGCCAGCGTTTTCTACGCCATTCTCTACACAACCAGTTCCAGGTGATACATTACAATACGATCCATTGACAGTTCAATTTTTAGTAGATGAGAATATGTCAAATTACAGAACATTGTATAACTGGATTGTTGCTCTTGGATTCCCAGAAAGTTACGATCAATACATTGCAGGTAATGCTACAGATAATGTTGCTTATGGTGAGTTGGCAAAGAACTATTCTGATGCTACACTACAGATCCTAGATAGTAACAACCAAGCTATTCAGACATTGCAGTTCTATGATGTGTTTCCGACTACCATCGATTCAATGAGATTCGCTTCTACAAACGATGATGTGAACTACGTTGTTGCCTCTGTAACATTTAAGTTTGGATGGTATAAATTATTGTAATTGATGTATAGCCAACAGGCTTTATAAAATGGAGTTATTATGAATATTGAGCAGATACAAGAAATGTGGGATGTCGATTGTCAAATCGACGACAACTACCTCGGTGAGACTACCACCGCTACACCAAAGCTACACGCTAAGTACGTCAAACTTCTAGTCAATGTAAAACTGAAACATACCAAGTTCAGTTCTGACTACAACATCTTACGCAAAAACAAATTCAGATACTATCGTGGTGAACTCTCACGTGAAGAGTTGACTGCACTCGACTGGCCACAATGGCAGGGTGTTAAACCACTAAAGAATGAGATGGATGAATTCCTCTCAGGCGACAGCGATCTCAACACAATGAAAGTTAAGATCGACTATCTTGAAACAATGATATACTTTTTGGAATCAATCCTCGGACAGATTAAAGCCAGAGACTGGCAAATCAAGACTGCCGTTGAATGGAAGAAGTTCCTAGCAGGGATGTAATGATTAAGATTGAGAAACTCGATGAGGTTTATGTAAGAGTCTTTTCTGATGCCAGCATCGAACAAGAACTAGCAGACTTCTTTACCTACGAATATCCAGGTGCCAAATTCACTCCACAATACAGAGCACGTTTGTGGGATGGTAAGGTACGCCTGTATGACCAAATCAGAAAGACATTGTATGTCGGTTTGGTTTCATACGTTGAAGAATTCGCTGTTCGTAATGGCTATGGTCTAGAGTATGTAACTCCAGTTCTGACACGTAATGGTATTACAGCAGACCAAGTAGAAGCATACGCTAAGTCACTAAACCCTATGGGTCGTGGCCAACCAATCGAGATTCGAGACTATCAGATAGAAGCAGTAAAGACTGCTCTCGATCAGGAGCGGACACTCCTATTATCTCCGACTGCTTCTGGAAAGTCATTTATAATTTACACGACAATGAGATACCACGTTGCGAATAAACGCAAGTGTATTATCATCGTACCAACAACATCGCTAGTTGAACAGCTGCATGCAGACTTCAAAGACTATTCATCTGCCAATGGATGGGATGTTGATGGTAAGTGCCAAAAACTATACAGCGGGTTCACCAAAGACTTCACATCAAGTGTTTTGATTACTACTTGGCAATCAGTATACCTACAACCAAAATCTTGGTTTGCTCAGTTTGATGTTATATTCGGAGACGAGGCGCATCAGTTCAAAGCAAAATCCTTAACAACAGTTATGGAAAAGATGGACAAGATCCGTTACCGTATCGGCACAACGGGTACGCTAGATAACAAGAAGGTTCATCGTTTAGTTCTTGAAGGTATGTTTGGTCCAGTCCACCGAGTTACTACCACCAAAGCATTGATGGACTCCAACAAACTTGCCACACTAAACATTACTTGTATTTTATTAAAGTACAACGAAGAAGTTCGTAAGGCAAGAAAGAATAACACATACCAAGATGAGATGGATTTTATTGTTGGCTTCGAAGCTAGAAATAAATTCATTCGTAATCTTGCCATTAAGTCTGGTGGCAATACTCTTGTGTTGTTCCAGTACGTTGAGAAACACGGTAAGGTTCTATTGGATCTAATCAAAGACAAAGCGCACGATAAACGCAAAATCTTTTTCGTTTACGGTGGCACTGATACTGCAGACAGAGAAGCAATTCGCCATATCTGCGAGAGCGAAGAAGATGCCATTATCATTGCTTCATACGGTACGTTCTCTACTGGTATCAACATCCCATCTATTGAGAATGTAATCTTCGCATCACCATCCAAGTCTAAGATCCGTAACCTACAATCTATTGGTCGTGGGTTACGTTTGAAAAATGGCAAGACCCACTGTAATCTCTATGATCTTGCCGATGATTTACATTGGAAGTCTTGGAAGAATCATACACTGAGCCATGCAGCTGAACGCTACAAGACGTATGCTGAAGAAGAATTCAAATTAAAGATGGTGGAGGTAGAACTGTGTTAACAGGAAAAGAAGTTTTCGTTGTAGTTAAGTTCACGAGTGGAGAACAGGTGTTGTCTGCCTTACAAGAGGAAGACGACAATTATGTAGAGTTGTTACATCCAATGGTTGTGAAAACCATCCCAAACATTGCGACTGGGAAAGAACATGTGACGGCAGCTCCATTCTGCCAGTTTACGAGAGACGATTCTTACCTGATTGAGAAAAAGAATGTGATGTTCATCAAAGCAATGCATTCTGCGTTTGTTCCGCATTATATGAGAATCGTGGAAGAACACAATGATATCTCGCTGGCGCAAGAACCAGACGAAGAGACAAAGAAAAAGATCGAACAGCTTGTGGAGATCTTCGGGGATGCTCTGGAAGATGAGACTCAACCAGATGAGGGAGATGGAGAAGGTATCTATGTCGAAGGAAATGATACGAGACACTAACTAAGTTACTCTATTCAGCATCAACCCTAACACAGTGAATTATGCCCTAAGTCAACTAAATAAGCAAATCTAAATTGCAATGCATATAAAGTTGTCTTGCAGATGAAGTAAGGGTATACTTCTCGTTAGCTTTGTTAATCAAAGGA